AGTATCGGGCGCGGCGGGCGCAAGCTGATCTATTTCAAGGACGAGAGCGCACATTACGAACGGCCCGAGAAGATCGAGGCGGCGCTGGCCGACACGACCAATGTCCAGATCGACATGAGCTCGGTCAACGGCCCGGGCAACGTGTTCCATCGCCGGCGCGAAAGCGGGATCGAATGGGCGCCGGGCGCGGCGCTCGCCACCGATCGCGCCAATGTGTTCGTGATGGACTGGCGCGATCACCCCGCCAAGGACGCAACCTGGTATGCCGGACGGCGTGCCAAGGCGGCGGCGGACGGCCTGCTCCATGTCTTCGCGCAGGAGGTCGACCGCAACTACACCGCCGCGGTCGAGGGGATCATCATCCCCGGCGACTGGGTGGCGAGTGCGATCGACGCGCATCTGGTGCTCGGGTTCGACGATGATGGCGCGTGGCGCGCGGGGCTGGACCCGGCCGACGAAGGCGGCGACCGGCATGCGCTGGCCATCGCCAAGGGATCGGTCGTGCACTCGGTCGACGACTGGGGCGAGGGCGATGTCGGCAAGGCGACGCGGCTGGCGGTCGATAGACTGCGCGGGCGGACGGTGGCGTTGCAATATGACAGCATCGGTGTCGGCGCGGGGGTGAAGGCGGAAGCCAATCGGCTGCGCGATGAGGTCGACGCGGACGGGCAAGCGTTGCTGCCCGCCGGGATCACGTTCCGGCCGTGGAATGCCGGGGCATCGCCGCTCCGGCCGCGCGCGCATGTCGTGCCGGGCGATCGCGAGACGCCGGTCAACGGCGATTTCTACGCGAACCTGAAGGCGCAGGCATGGTGGCAATTGCGGCTGCGGTTCGAGCGTACGCACAAGGCGGTGACAGCGGGCGAGGTTTACGACCCCGCCGACCTGATCAGCCTGCCGCGCGTCATGCCGGGACTGGCGTCGCTGCGGAAGGAATTGAGCCAGCCGACCCGCGCGGTGAACGGCGCGTTGAAGCTGGTGGTCGACAAGAAGCCGGAAGGCACGAGGTCGCCCAACAAGGCTGACGCGCTGGTGATGGCGTTTTGGCCGGCCGAGGACGCGGTGGCATCTGCAGGGTTTCTGGACCTCGTACGCGCGGCGAATGCGGTGACGGCTGACGGAAGCGATCAGGGTTCGGGATAGGGTCCGACGTCAGTATTGATCTCAACCGACCGGGCACCTTTGATCGCCTCCATTTCGCCGAGTACGGTGCGCAGCGCCATCGCGGCATCGTCACGAGTTTGATAGAGTCCGGACGGTGGATAGTCGTTGATCCAGTAAGGCAGGAACTCCTCAGTTTCTTGGGTCAGATATTCGGTGACGAACACCCACAGGCCATCGGCGCGGTAGCAAACGCGCCCGCGACTTTTACCTGACCGGGCAAGGAATGTTTCGATCGCGGTGACGAACACGGCAGCGGTCAGGCTCGATTGTCGCCGACGACCTGCAGGCGATCGTCGTCGATCTCGATCAGGGCATTGGCACCCGATACCCTGATATGGCGAAGCGCCATGCGGCGGCATTGGTCGTCGGTGTTGATCTGACGTTCGACCCAGCGACACCATTTGGGATCAGCCAGCGCTACCCGTTCGGCCTCCAGCAAACCGATATCGTGGTCGGTGCGTAGCTGCTTGATGAGGTGAATCCAGCGGTTGCGACGTCCCTTCTTCATTGACCGACTCCGACTGTATCGACCTTGCCCGTGGCACGCTCGACCCAAGCCATGCCGCCTCCGCCAAGGGCGTCGTGAGCCGGGTCCCAGAAATGCACGATCCAATACTTGCCCCGGGCTTCCACCCGATAACGAACGTCGTGCCGCGGGTCGGCGAACGCGCTACCAAAGCGGTCGCGGAGAACCGCCTCCGCGCGCCGTGCCGCTTCGGCTTGATCGACCGGACCGGTTGTCGTGCAAGCGACTGGCAGGAGCGATAGACAGATAAGGGCGAACTTCATCGCTCCAATGTGCCGCAAAAACGGCGATCCTTCCATTCATAGAACCAATTCGACCACGTTTTGCGGTGCCGCCGAGGTGCCCGGCAAAGGAGAACCACATGCCCAAGGGCGGCGTGCAGACCAATGTCACCTATAGCTGGGGCAACAGCAGCAACGAGAATGCCTGGGGGCCGTTTTCCCCCGGCTTCCCGCTCACACCTGTGGTGCAGCAGCCCGTACGCGGCTACGACTTCAAGCCCAATATCAACGCGACGCTGCAGCCGCGCGCCTATGAGCAGACCGGCTTTCCGGCGCTGCGCGCGTTCGCCAATGTCGAGTTGGTGCGGTTGGCGATCGAGACGCGCAAGGATCAGGTCGAGCGGCTCGACTGGCAGATCAAGCCGATCGACAGCGCGGCCAAGATCGCAGACGATCCGCGCATCGCCGAGCTGACGCAGTTCTGGCGCAAGCCCGACGGCGTCACGCCGTTCGCGACCTTCATGCGGTCGAGCCTGGAAGATCTGCTGACGCTCGATGCGCCGGCGTTCGAGAAACGGCGCAATCGGGGCGGCAAGCTGATCGCGCTGGAGATCGTGCCGGGGGATACGATCCACCCGATGGTCGACGATACCGGGCGGCGGCCGCGCGGACCGACCGACATCGCCTATCAGCAAGTGATCAAGGGCGTCGTTTGGGCCAACCTGAGCAATGCGGACCTGCTCTACGTGCCGCGGAACGTACGGCCGCATCACCTTTATGGCTTCGGGCCGGTCGAGCAGATCGTCGTCACGATCAACACCATCCTGCGGCGCCAAGCGGCGCAGTTGAGTTATTTCACCGAAGGCAATGTGCCGGCGGGACTGCTCAACGCGCCCGAGGGGTGGGATGCGGCGAAGATCCAGGAATTGCAGCAATGGTTCGACGACCGGATCGCCGGCAATGCCGCCGAGCAAAACAAGCTGATCTGGGGTCCGCACGGATCGCAATTCACCGCGTTCAAGGCCGCGCCGATCAAGGACGAGTTCGACGAATGGCTGGCGCGGATCGTCGCCTTCGCCTTTTCGCTGCCTCCTACCCCGTTCGTGCGCCAGATGAACCGCTCAACCGCGATGGAGGACCAGGAGCGCTCGCTCGAGGAAGGGCTCGAGCCGTTGCAACTATGGATGAAGCGCTGGATCGACGACGTGATCCAGATCGAGTTCGGCTATCCCGACCTGGAATTCGCCTTCGTCAAGGCGACCAGCATCGACCCGCAGGTGCAATCGGAGATCGACGACCGCGACTTGCGCAATGGGTCGAAGGCGATCGACGAGGTGCGGCATGCGCGGGGGGATGACCCGTTGCCGGACGGGCTGGGCGCGAAGCCGATGCTGTACACAAGCGCAGGGGCGGTGTTGCTGGAGGATGTGGCGGCGGGGGTGATGGCGGAACCAACGGAAGGCTGAACCGCACGCGTGGTGACGCGGACTCCGTTAGCCGCGCCTGCCGCGGAAGATCGTCCAGCCGGCGAAGACGAACGACGCCAGCGCACCGAGCATCAGGACAAGCGCGGCAATATGATATTTCGCACGTTCGGGTGAGATCCCATTCGCCCCAAAGGGCGCGGCATCGCCTTGGGCCTCCAGCGAGCGACCGACGAAATAGAGACCCGTGGCAACCGCCAGGAAGATGAGCGGCTTGAATTTCATGTCTTGCCCCCGTGCCGACGTTCCGACCGCCCCCGCGATCCGGCCAAAGCGAGACTAACGCGACTATGCGCGGAAGCCAAACAAGAGCCGTATCGAGACCCCTCACATCCCGAAAGGACAGCCATCGCATGACGCGGTTTCGCCAGTTCGGCGCGATCACCAAGGTCGAGGATCAGGAAGACGGCACGATCAAGGTCTGGGGCGTCGCCTCATCCGAGACGCGCGACCAGCAGGGCGAGACGATCACCGCCGCGGCGATGAAGGCGGCCTTGCCCGATTACGGTCGCTTTCCGGCGCTGCGCGAGATGCACGAACCGAGTGCTGCCGGGCGCGTGGTCGAGGCCGAGGTCGACGATCACGGCATCACCCAGATTTGCGCGCACGTCGTCGATCCGCTGGCGATCACCAAAGTACGTGCCGGCGTCTATGCCGGCTTCTCGATCGGCGGGAAGGTGCTGAAGCGCGACACCGCCGATCGCAGCGTGATCACCGCGCTGAAGCTGGTCGAGATCAGCCTGGTCGACAGTCCGTGCAACCCCGACGCCGTCATCAACATGTGGAAGGCCGATATGGATTATGTTCCGAGTGGCGACGAGGTGGTCGCGAAGGCCCGCGAGCTGGCCGAGGATGCGGGATCGCGGCGGTACAAGGACTTCCTGTTCAAGGCGCGCGAACGGCTGATCGCCGCGGCGTTGGCGAGCGACCTGGGCGACGATGATGACGAAGACCAGGACGAAGATCGCGACCCGGATGCGGGGGCAGCCCAAGCCGATG